CATCTGCATTTAATTCTTTGTAAGGTTTGCCAAACATTCTTTGTGAATAATATTCAGCATTTTCTTTAGGATCACCCATATCTGAAGAAGCCATCATAATACCACCACCGTTATCAAATCCTATTCTCCCACCGTTAGCTGCGGTTTGATACACATCAATCATTTCTGCTGGTGTGTATTTTCTTGATGCTACTGTTGGTAAGAAATTTAATCCTGCAGCCATACCTTGTTTTTGATCTAATAAGTTGGCAGTTTTTTTAAGGTCTGCTAATTGAATTCCTGTGGTATCATCCGGTAAACCTGGTGTATCCGACTCTGTATTTTTAGTAAACAAACCTGCTCCAATACCACCTGCTATTGGTATAATATTTTTTCCAATTAAACCAGCAACGTCTCCACCAATAGTATACGTTTCATCTTCTCCTTTTGCATCTTTTCGAGTTCTTTCTTTTGTAATTTGACCAAGACCTTTTCCTAATATTGATTCACCTAAATCACTTTTATTTTGATATGTATCATAACCCAAGTATGCTGCTGTTGCAGCTAGTAATGGATTCTCTTTAATAGGATCCATAATTTTTTCCTGGAACCATGATCCAATACCATATTGTTTTCTTCCATCCATACCCATGATACCACCATACGCTGCCATCTGTCTGTCAGGTAATACTGGTCCTGTTGGTTTAGGTTGAAAAGGATTAACTGGTTTTGTTGGATCGTTTGGTAAAGGTTGACCACCAGACATTTGTCCTTCGGCCATAGCTTGTTCTATAAATCTTTGCATAGACATGGGTTCAAGACCTTGCTCTTGCATTTCAAATACGTACTTAGCGTACTCTTCTTCTAAAGAAGCCATTATCATTTTCTCCATCTCTTGCGGAGATTTAGGACCTTCGTTCCCTCTATACTTTATAGATGGTGCGTTAGTCTCTAGCTCTTCTGAAATTTGTATATCTTCTATTCCCATGGTTTTGCTACCTTACTTTGTTTTTCCTACTAAATCAAGAGTTGGCATAATAACTTTTACATCCTGTGCCATCTCTTCTGGCTTATAACCCTTGACTTCCCAGTCTTTTCTTTTCTTAAAAATCTCACCTGTTTCTTTGTGTCTATATGTTTCTTCTACTTTTGCCTGTAATATTTCCATTACGTTGTTACCTCTTTCTTAATGTTTAGATAGCTAATAGCTACATCAAACGAATCTGTTGTGCTTGATTGTACTGTAAAGGTTTTACCACCTTCTACTATTAGCGGTTGGGTTAATAATTCTGTTGTAACATTAGCTGTTAATGCTGCTGATTTAATGGCTGTAATACTGTTGTTTGTTACAGTCACACTAGGTGTCCCAGCTGCTGTAACTAATATTGATTTAATAACTATAGTTTCATTAACTGCAGGAACACCTGATCCAAAAGGTGTAAGTGCACTACCTGTTGTACTATTATCTACACCTACAAATTTATATTGGTTTACTACTGCCATTATTCTAAAAAGAAACTTCTAGCTTCTATCTCCTGTTTTAATTCTTCTTGAAATGTAGTGTTTAATTTTTCTAACACGGCATCTAAATCTCTAACTAAGGACTGAGCAACGTCTGGTTCGTACTCATTACTTGCTCTAGTTAATGTTTGTACTATTTTTGCCATTATATTCCTAACATATTTTTTAACACATTATATCTATTTCGTTCTGATTCAGAAATATTTCCTGACTGTAATTTTTGTAGTAATAATATATACTCATCATAACCACCTGCTTGGTTTTCTAAAGAAGCTAATCCTTTTCCACCATTATTATTAGTATCATTAGTATTAGTATTAGTATTATTAGATTTTTTACTACTAAAATTATTACTTAATGAATTTTTAATAGAATCTGTATTAATTCCAAATGTGTCTGCTATTGATGTCACTGCTTGTAAACCTGTTTTTGCTCTATCATAAGTAGTTAAACCCAATCCTATTTTACCTACTAAAGTATGTGGACTTAAAACTGATGCTATACTTAAAATTTGTTTTACACGATCCAACGGAGTTTTTTTAGTTACTGTAGGCGCAAAAGTTTGATTAAATTTATTTATACCGTATTTAGAAAATTGATTGACCTTACTTCTATCTGGTCCTGTACTATCTGTAAAATCATTTATGTTTCCAGTAGTTCCTTTTGGACCTAAATTTCGAGACATAATTCCTTTTTCACGGTTTGTATTATCATTTCCTTTAGGTGAACTGCTAGTTGTAGATACTGGTCCAGCTATGTCTGCCATAGTTGGTCTATCATTATCACCACCACTACTAGATGGTCCATCACCAAAACCTGATCCCGCGCCAGCATCTCTCCCACCACCTTGAAACCCAACTCTTTCAACTAGTTTACCTAGTGCATACATCTGTCTAGCTTGTTGTAATCTTGTAATTGACACTATCGTCTTCCTCCAGTTTGTATATCTAACCTAAAAGTACCTAATTTCCAACTAGTATCAACAGCTGTATTAGATATTGTAAGAGCTATAGCTCTGCCCCTAGCACGTGTGTCTACTTTATCGGTTGTAGATGTTACAGTAAATGGACCTAGTGATGAGCTAGCTGCTGCATCGTTTGGATAATTTCTTAAATCTAATTGTACAATAGCGCTTCCTTGTTGTGATATAAAGTCAGGTATAATTCTACTAACTCTCATAATGTTTTCACCATCACCTCTAAGATCACCTAAGTTTGTTGCAGCTCCTCTTACAACTTTTTGTGTGATGTCATAATCACCAGATGTAATATTAGCAGGTATAGCCACAGCCGTGGTCCCTGCTTCTTGTTGATTGACTCCTGTTTCATGTTCAAAATAAACTGTTACACCTTCAGTGTTACCAGTTACATCAAATGATGCATCATCACTTGCGTTATATTTTGTTGCATGTGGTAAACCAAATACAGATGAATCTTCCCATGTGCTTCTAGGAAACAAAGCACTTGCATTAGTAAACCATATAGGTCGTTTAGCTGTTGAATCTAGATAACTATATGTAACTGCTCTAGTATTTACATTAGATGTAGATGTTGGATAGAACCAAGTAATTTCACCAAACAAGTTATTAATACCACAATAAATTAATTGATTAGATGTAGTGTTAAGATCGTCGTAAACAAAATCTTCTACTAAACAGTCCATAGATTCTAGTTTACCAGTATACCTAAAGAAACCATTATCAGACATCCAGTACGCAGCACCATCAACCTCTACTGCTGCATTCATACCAATCAATCCACAGTTAGTTCCTGCTTGTTCAAAGGCAAATGTAAAAGGAGTTCCAACAAATCTCATAGTAAATAAAGAAGTATCAGACCAAATGTAAATTGCATTTCTACCAAGCTTAGCACCCATGATCCGTGAGCCAGCGGCCAGTCTTTGTGTACCAGCACTATTCTCAGCTGTTGGTGTGTAATCTGTAATATCTTCTTGAGAAGAAAATCTTATAAACATATCGTCTTGTGTAGTCTTGTCACCAATAGTTGTTTCTGTTCCAAAAAATACTAAGTGACGATCCGGTGTAGATACTAACATATCACGTGACGCTGTTGGTGCACCTGATATAATTGTAGCTCTTGTTGATGTTGCATTAGTTGCATCACCATCCCATTGAAAACATTCTCCGTTATGGATTAAAGCAATAAGTGTTGTTCCTAAATTATCCAAGGACCATAGACCTGGATCAGTTACTGAGTCAGTGTTGGCTGCTGGTGATCCCCAACCTGTAAAAGAAGAAGTGTTAGTTACCGTAGCACCATTACTGTGCGCAGCTCTTGTAGTTCCTCTTACAGCTCTTGTTATACCAGTTAATTTACTACCCGATACACCTGTGTAAGATATTTCTTCTGTTCCTACTTGAATAAAGTTTGTACCAGAACTTGGAAAACCAGTCGTGCTAGCTAGTGTAATTTCTGTAGCCGAACCATTATTACCATTTGTGTCGTCGCCTAATAAACCATTTAAGGTAGTTGTTAATGCACCTAAAATGTTACCACCCCATAATGATATACCCCAACCAAACGCACCTAGTTGTTCTGCTGGTCCTACATGATAGTATTGATAATATGTTATACCACCTGATGTTGTGGCACCACTGCCTGTTTCATTACTAGGCATTGTAATAGTAATCGTAGTTGTACTAGGCACACTTGTTATCATAAATTTTTTATCAGCAAAATCTGCTGCAACAAAATTAGAATTAGTAATTGTACTAAACGTAGTTGCATCACCAAATAAAATAATATCTTGTGGTTGAAAATTATGTGCACTACCAAATGTAAGTGTTACAGTTGGAGATCCGTTAGTCGTACTAAATGCACTTGTAATAGCTGTACCTGATGGATTAGTTAATGGATGTATATCGTAGTACACACCACCAGAATATATGTATAAAATTTTGTTAGTTCCTATAGCTGCAAACTTAGTTGATGATTTGTTTACAAAATGATGAAGACCTCTAGCTGCACCGGTAAGTTTTGATTCACCTAATTGGTTCCAGCCACCTATTTTTTCAGGTGTACCATATCTAAAACGAACGTTCTCTCCGTCTATCCATTGTGACTCTGCACCCGTAGATGTAACCTGTTTATTGAACCCTGGTAGGAATCCTAATTTTTGTAACATATAACCTCATTATAATACTATTTTACACCTGATGGTAGGCCTAGCTTGGCTCTTCCATCAAATCTATTTTTGTCTGCAAATGGGCCATTCACATGATTATAATGTAGAAATACTTGACCGCAAATGTCCCCGTCAAAAGGCTCTCGCCAATGTTCGAGTTCACATCCACTATATACTAGCATATCCCCTACTTCAAGCAAGACTTTCGTGCCTGCTGGAGCGTTTGGTTTATGGATATTTTTGTATTCATCTATTACATTGTTAGCTCCTGTGCCATCTATAAATATTGGCCAAGGATCACCACCTAGATTAACTGTTGTAGATATTTCACAACTAGGTCTGTCTTTATGTCTTCTAAGTTCATCACCTTTTTTATAGGCTCTTGCGTAGGAATAAGTAGGACATAGGTCTAAGCCAGTGTGTTTTTTCATAACTGGTAACATTTTAACCATAAGAGTTTCCATAGCAAAATCAGCATAACATGAGTAGGTATTGGGTATTTGTTTATCAGTCCATGTTCCAAGGATCGGGGACTGTGAGTGTATGTTATGTTCATACATATAACCTACTGCATCTCGTTTAAGTAAGAAGTAGTTTAATATAAAGTTAGCTAGATCGTATGATACAGCGTTT